GACCATCAATTTGGTCGAAATATTCAGCAGAGCGGGGATCCACTCCGTTTGTGACTAGTTTCTGATGCAGCCCTAGTGCGTAGCTGGTGTATTCCTCAAACCCTTGCTGTCCGAACCACTGGTTTTTTGCCTGCCAGCGCAGGGTTTTTTCGTCCGGTTCAGCCCTTGTGGGTTGGGCTTGTTGCGTTTGTACCTCATAATTATCTTCCTGTAAAGGGGCAGGACGATAATTTTTTACTTGTTCTGCACGAATCTTTGCATCCATCACAGCTTCTTGGGCTTCAATGATGGCATCCGTGTCGAAGGACTCTTGGGCTTCCTTGAGTTTACGCCTTGCCATAACCAACTCAGAATCGGCTTTTGACTTAGCGCCCTCAATGATAGCTTCTTGTCCTGTGTATACATTTTGTTTGAGGCGTTTGTTCTCCTCAATCAACTGCTGTGCAAGACGCTCAAGCTCTTGCTTCTCACGCATCGTGGCTTCTTTGACACGGCGCTCGTCGTGACGGGCGTGGGTCAGCTCTTTAATGCGCCCCTTGACTTTGTCAGAATAGGACTCGATTTCTTCTTCGGTCGGATCAAGCACTTCACGGTCTAGGGGCTTACGTCCTCTGTCACGTTCAGGCGTGTCGTCTTCAATTTCAATCTCTATCTCGCCTTCGCCTTCTATTTCAAACTCAACGTCGGCAGTTTTTTTGTTCTCGACTTCGTCGGGAAACTTGTACGGTTCAGCCATATTCTTCCTTTCAAGCGCGGGTTAAGCCGCGGGGGTCTTGCACAACAGCATCAACTTGGTCGTCGTTGATGAGACGGAACTCCTTGCCAAAGATTTTGAATCTTGTGCCGGAGTAAGTACGTACTAACACGAAGTCGCCCTCTTTGCACCATGCTCCGTTAGGAAACTTGGCGGTGTCGTTGTACGCATCGGGGCCAACTTTTAAAACAAACAACACGGTGGTTGCTGTTTCTTCCAGTCGCATTCCCTCAATAGGCCGGACTAAGTCCAGACTTGTACCGTCGATACGTTCAGAGATGTCGGGTACCGCACAAAGAATCTTCCAACCTGTTGGGTTGGGAAGTTGCGTGGCCTTCTGCTCGTCAGTAGCTTCGGGAGCATCCAGAGGCTGGATGGGTTCAGGCAGTGCAAAAGCACCGGGGGTTAAATCAATATCACTCATTTGATTCTTCAACTTTCTGCGCAAGGTCGATTAGATAACGCTCTGCGAGGGCTAGACCCTGAATAATCCCGCAGAGTTTTTGGTACTCTTCAAAAGTACGGCACGAACCACCAGCCAAGTCATCGGCATAGTTGTTCATGTCAGTGCGTATTTTTTCACGTAATACGCGTACGAAGTCTTGGATCATTTTCTAGAACCTTGGTTCCTACTGTTTGAGAGCGCAGTAGTACGCGCTTGTAAATCCATCTGGGCTTTACTCTTTGCGATGTCAGCACCCATCTGGATGCCGGCACGTTCTTGTTCAAACTGTTGCTTGAATTCGCTCTCTTTGATTTGCGCACCTGTGCGAAGAGCTTCCAACTCCAGTTTGCCGCTGACTTCTTGCTCTTTCAAAGCCTGTGCATCGGCCTTGGCAGCAGCGTCCATCATGATCTTTTGTTTCTTCAACTCTAGCTCTTGTCCTTTGAGTTGGAGTTCCTGCATCTGCAACTGCATGACGGGGTCTTGCATCTGTTGCTGTGCCTGCATCTGCGCAGCCTTAGCTTTGTTCTGCATCATCACTTGGTTGGCCGCTTGCGCCATCATGCCGGACAGCGCAATCTCCACTTGCGGTGGCAACTTCTCGTCTTCGGGAGGCAACGGCATACCCAACTGTTGCTCGATCTGCTGGCGCATTTGATAACCGACGTGCTCTGCAATGTGTGCCGTGATTGCGCCCATGATCTTGGGAGCCTGTGGGTTCTGGCCAATGAACTGCTGCATCATCGGGTCTTGGAGCAACATCATGTGCACTTGGATGTGCGACTGATGGTCTTGATGTAAGAACGCCTTGAGTGGTTTGCCTTTAAGCGCGTTCTGATTTTCCTGCACGGGGTCGGTCGGCTTCTGATCGTCCTCAATTGGCACAAGCTTCTCTGCGTTCTTGATGCCTAAGACGTTTAGCATGCCGCGATGTAGTTCTGGCAAGTTGTAGATGTCCGGAGCCATCTGCGCCATCTGAATGACCGCTTGGTACTGGATAACGCGCTGAGACATGGTCGCAGCGTTGGGGTCTGACACGGGGATGATGTCCACCAAGTCATAGTCAGCCTTCTTAGCTTTGCGAGTGCCGTACTCGGGTGTGTATGTGTAGTCTGGGTCGGTGTAGTCGCGGATGATGTTCTTCAAGAGTTTGAACTCTTGCTTCAAGGCGAAGTGCACACGAGCCTGCACCGCAGTCATCACCTTTAACTGACGCTCCAGCAGTGCCAACGTTGTGCCAACAGGAGCCTGCGCCGACATGTCAGACACTTTCATGTCAGCAGTCGCAGCAAAGCGACGACCTTCATCAACGATGGTCTGCATCAAGTTAAACAGCGTAGCGCTTGGTTCCTTGTACGGCAGCGGCAAGATGTTGTCACGGATCGTGCCCGAACCAACGTCTACATCACGGAACTCTCCGGGTGCGATTGGTGTATCGTCGCCCTTGATTCGCAGGCCCCGTGTCTTGAGTCCACCGGGGAGATTGCTGAGTGTTCCTGCATCAACAAGTTGTCGCATGAGGGACGTAGCGGATTTAGCAAAACCTCCGATAAGATGGAAAAGCCCGAAGCCGTAAGCTCCAAAACCTGGGATGTACTGGTAATGAACAAAATGCTGGCGCTTGAGTCTGAGGTCATCTTCTTCCTTCCAGTTGCGGCGGATTGACAGGATGTCGTTGGAGCCTTTAATCAACGTGACAACGTACGGCAACATGATGCCGGTCTCTTCTTCCTCGCCATCATCGTCTTCAGACATGTCCTCGTAACCTTCAAGGTTCAGGTCAACGTGGCACTCATACAGTGTGTAGCGGTCGTCGTTCAAGTCACTAAAGCCTGTCTCTTTGTCTTTGGCTTTCTGAATGTCGGTTAACTCTTTTGGAGAGTCGGGCAACTCAATGTCAAGGTAGAAGCCTGCTTGCTGCAACTTGATGATCTCATTCTTGGTCTTGCGCATGACGTGCGTGATGCGGTAGCAAGTGTCCAAGTCTGTTGTTCCGTACGGCAGATACATATCTTCCGCAGGAATAAACATCGACACCTGACGTCCCAAGTTGGGATCGTAGTAGACCTTCTTAAACGCTGAGCCTGTGGCTGGCAGTGACCAGAGCATGCGCTCATGCTCAGCGCGGTACTCCGTCATGACTTCGGTCAACTCGTAGTTCATGTCATCTTCGACATTGATTGCGATCTCTTTCATCTCTGGCGTTTCTTTGCCGATGAGTTTGCTACGCACAGGCCCTTGGGCTGGGAACGTCTCAGTGATTGTCTCTGCTTGGAAGCGCACAACGGCTTCTGTAATCATGGGGTGGAACACACCGCATGCGCCATTCCATGGTTCAGTGCGCTCTTCAATCTGTAAGCCCAGAAGTTTCAGACCGTCAACGTACGTCTTCTCCCAATCTTTGCGGCCATTCTTGTCGTTGTCAATGTCAGACACCAAGTCGCCAGCAAGCGACTGCAACGCACCACTTTTTATGTACTCGGCCAAGTTATCGTCAAAACCCTCTTCAGCGTCGCCCTCTCCGGGCTTAAGAGTGATCTCCACCCCGTCCATGCCAATGGTGACTTCTTCGGGATCAACGATCTCGATCTCAATAGGAGATTCCTGTTCGCCCAGCGCGTCAATGCCCACGGGTTGTTGGTACAGCGCTTTGTCGATGTTCGTTGCCATGTGTATTCCTAGTAGTATTCGTATTTCCGGCTGCGAAAGAGCGCAAGGTCATCTTTCTCGTCCGTGTCTAAACTGATAAAGCCACCTTGCCTAAAGCGTAGCAGCGCCTGTGTTGTCGTGTCCACGAAGTCGTCGTGCTCCCCAACTGGGAACGCGGCCATCTCTTCAATCACTTCTCGTGCCCAGCGTGTGTCGGGTGCCCAGACTTTACCTGAACTGAATAAATCCGCAACCGCGTTGACACGCACCATCTTGTCATTGCCCCTTGACGGGCTGAACTCTTGCACGGGGATTCCCAACGCCCTGAGTTCCTGAATCAACGGCCCCCCAGATGCCTTTTTCTCCACAATGAACGCATCCGGTTCCCACTCTTTGTACTGCTTAAGCGCCACCACCTTAAGCTCAGGGAAAGCCATACGATCTTTAAACGCATCCAGTAGGATAAGTTGGGGCGAGTCATTTTCTTCCTCGTTGTAGAAGATGCCCCACGTTGTACACGCAGAGTAGTCGGATGTATTCTTAGTTTCAAACGCCGTATCCCAAGACTGAATGATGTATTCGCACCTTGGTGGGTCATCCGGCTCCCAAATACGCCACATCTTACGGCTGACAATAGCGGAGCTCTCACTGGTGGGCTGCTGCATGTACTGCGCGTTCCAATAACGCGGGTCAATACTGGCTTTCGTAGACTTCAACGCCTCAAGTGACCACTGCTCTGGCCACAGGGACTTCTCGTCCTCGTCCCCGTCGTTCAAAATGGCCGGCAACTCCACGATTTCCCATGGAATAGCCTCTGGGTTCTTGGTTTGGTAGTCAATCAGGCGCCCAGTCAGGTCTAAGAGCGACCAACGGGTCATCACAATGATAATCCCACCGCCCGGCATCAGACGTTGTAGTGGGCCCGTCTGGAACCAAGACCAAGCGGTATCAAACGCAAGTCGAGAGTTGGACTTTACGTCCTGCTCCGAGTGAGGATCGTCAATAACGAACAGATCAGCACCACGACCAGCAAGAGCGCCCCCGACACCAGCAGCATAGTACTGACCGCCAGCGCTTGTAGACCACTTACCAGCGGCTTTTTGGTCATCTGCCACCATTGTTTGGGGGAAAACTTCACGGTATTCATCAGAATCAATCAAGTTACGTATGCGCCGCCCGAAGTCTTCAGACAAACCCGCAGTGTGCGTGCCCATGATAATCTTCTTCTCAGGATACTTGCCTAAAAAGTACGCAGGAAACAGGTAAGACGAGAACTCAGACTTACCCATACGCGGCGCGATGTTGATAATCACGCGCTTTTTCCTGCCCTCGACCACGTCGGTGAAGATTTTTGCTAGTTTTTTGTGGTGTGGGCCGATCTTAAAGCCCGGATATACCGCTTGTGCAAAGCCCAGCATGTTTGTTTTGGCTGCCTGCAGTTTGGCGCGGGACTCACGAAGCTCTAAGTCTTCAAACAACTCCATCTTTTCTTTGACGCTCATGTGCGGCAAAGCTTTGGCCATGGCCTCTAGCTCAAGTTTACTTAAGGTGGTGAAGTTCTCAGGCTTCATCTTTGTCTTCTGTCACATCGACAACGTCGATCACACCCATGAACCTGTTGAGCTTTTCTTTAATGCGCGTCTCAAGCTCTACGTCTGACATTTGGGTTTTCTTGACCTCAACCCGTTCGGTAAACAGCGCCACTTCCGTGACCTTACCAAGCATGTCCAAGGCTTTAAGCCTGATGCGTGCGTCTGGATGTTTGACTTCTTCTAGGATCTGAGCCACTGCGTAGCCCCGCAGTTCTTTGGCCTGCTCGACAAACGCCCAATCGTAGGCTGTCAGCATCCCAACTAAATGCTGCACTGCAGCAGGGGTCTTTAGATTAGCTAGCGCTTGTTGCGTATTCCCAACAGGCTGGCCAGTCACGAGAGAAGCAAAAGATTTACGGGCAGATTCTTGTTCTGCCTTAGTCTCAATCTCTTCGTCCTCAAGCTCTAAGTTCTTCAGCCACTCAGCCGTCTTGACTTTGGCGTCGATGGTCATGGCCGGATCTGCCTTTTCAAAAGACAGGACTTCCTCGGTGGCGTCGACCACCTCTGGATGAAACTCGCCGTTAATCAAATGTTCTAGCATTGCGTAGGGTTAGTGCTGGCGTCGCACTTGTTGCCTCGTTGGTGTTAGTGTACACTTCTTTTCGGTGATGGCGCAAGTCATTGCTTCTCCTTGATGGTTTTAGTTGCCATCTTTTGCCCCGGCTCGCAAGGTCGGGGCATTTTTTTATTGTGCCGTGTCCAACGTTTGACATGGTACCTTGGGAATTTTTTAAAATTTTTAGGGGGTGGGGTGTTTGGGATCAGGAATTTTGAAAATCTGATTTGCGGTTGTGGAACAGTGTTTATATACGCGTGGGTCGGGCGGCTCAATTAGGGGTGGTGGGGGATGGGTGGGGTCAACGTCACGGCAAAAACGCACCCCGCCAAAACACAAAACGCACCCATTCGGACAATAGAGGTATCGGTTAGGGAATGGTTCTTTAATCGATAGGGACATTTGTCCCGATTCACATCAAGGAAATCAAAATGACTTTATCTACACACATCACCACAGCACTCAACAGCGCATTGGCATACGGCGAGGCTATCGAGTTGGCACGCAAGGACGCCAAGGGTATGACGCGTGACGCGGTGCGCGACGTTATCTTGCCCATCGTGGCGAGCAAGTTCGGGGTGACGCTCAAGGACGGCGAGGGCAAGGCCAAGGGCACGAAGGTACTCGACAAGGATGCGGTCAAGTACGAAGCGGCCAAGAAAGCGGCTCAGAGATTATTGAAGGACATCTGCGGTGACGCATCGTCAGGCAAGCAAGAGGAGATCGAAGTGCCTGCTGAGTTGGTCGAGATGGCCAAGAAGCTGGCGAAGCTCGCTCAGAAGTACGAGGGTGCTCGATCACTGGCATCGAAAGCAGTTGCCATTGCATTTGCTCAATAATCATCGGGGACATTTGTCCCTGTTCTTCCCCGACACCGCACGAGAGAGGCTTGTGCGGTGTTTCAATTCTTGTCCAACCAAAGGAACTATCATGAAACCATCAGCAGTCATCTCGCACATCTTGTGCTCACTCACACTCGTGACATCCATCATCGTAGGCTTCAACGGCATGAACGAGTACGGCGTTGCCCCATTGTGGGCATTGCTCACGCTTGGCGGATCGTTCTTGCTAGGCTTTCAATTCATGCTCATCATCACAGGAGAATAATCATGCGCTCATTCATACAACCTCGCATCAAAGAAGTTGGCATCGTCACCATTCGTGGGCGTGACTTCCATATGCAGACCATCAGCTACGGCTCACGCCATCAGGTTCACATCTTTCGCAAGGGTGCATTGCATCTGCGTGGCATGGTGTTCGAGACTCAGGCGTTGTACGATCAATGGAAGAATGGCATGCACCAACTCGACCTGCCCTTTTGATGGGGACATTTGTCCCCGTTCAAAGATTATTGAAAGACTCAGTGATTATTGTGTTGTTTTTTAGCACAATTCCTAGGTGTCCGTGCCTATGCAAAAGTGGACGAGCGTACAGACAGCCCGCAACCCGCATGGATGTTGGCCTGCACGATTTTGCGTCCACTATATACATACTTTTATTATTATTAATATATATATATAAGAGTGTGTATAAGGGGGTGCATTTATTTTTCTTCAAGCCTTTTTTCTTTAAAGCCTTTTGCTCTTTTTGAAAAAGTATGTATATGCTGGACGCATTTCGCTGTATCATACTATCCATGCGGGCTAGCGCCTGTCTACCCAATCGTCCGCGTTCATATAGACACGGACGCAACCCCCTAAAATGTCAACCACGCACCTAGAAAGGTTCAATAATCATGTACGAAAGCTATCTCAAGCTCACCCCCAACGAGTTGCACATGCGCCTAGCCCGAAGCCAACACAAACGGCATCCTGCGGAAATTCAGTACATCAAAGATAAAGTTGCGGCTATGAAGGAGGCGATACGCGTTGATAAGATCACGCGCGCCAACAGACGCACCGAGTGGACGAAGGTGCTTGCACCTCTGAGGTACGAACTCAACAGTGCCAAGGTGGGCAGGGCCTACAACGGGGACACTTGTCCCCATCGCATCGAAGCGTTCGATGCCTACATTGCGGTGATGGAGAAGTTGAACGCCATGCTTGCGCACCCAGCCAAGGTGTTGGAGAAGACGCCCATACAGATGGCCACGGCTAAAAACTTGCCCAACAACGGCGAGCACTGGACTGACTGGATACCGCAGAGAATAAAGACGCCCATCAGTGAGGCGTTCATGGAGATACCGCATAAGGCCAAGGCCAAGCGCAAGATACCTTTCTTGCGGACAGTCACGCCCAACTTACACGCCAAGGCTAAAAAGAGATTATTGAGTAAAACAACCAAGGAGATGCAAACCTTGGAGACCCGCATCCTCATGCAACCTACCGAAGAAAGGCAAGACCAACTCAAGAAAATGCAAGCAGCACTCAAGATTATTGAAGCAATGGAGGATGGTGTATTCATCCCAGCCTCTTGGCGAGGCATCGTCACCGAGTGACGACCAGTTTCACTGATGGGGACAAATGTCCCCATTGGGAATCCCTGTGGAATCCACGTGGAATCCCTTTACGCAACGCCTGTCGGCGCCGAGCATCACGCTCATACTAAAAACTCAAATCACGGAGAAGCAAATGAAAGTAGCTGAATTAATCCAAGCCCTAAATGAGATGCCACAGGATATGCCTGTGCATTTCTGGGCGAATGGCGAACGCCAAACCATCATCGAAGTACGTGATGTGGGTGACTGCGTTGACCTGTACGAAGAAGAAGCATCACGCATCACAGTTTATTTTGAAGCTGGGGCAGGCGCGCACGTAGTCGCCCAGTTTGACAACGAAGAAACCTACATGGCGTGCTTCCCTGCATTGGAGCAGTTGGCCATGCTCAAGGGCTACACCATCACAGAAAGCAAAGGAGAAAACCATGGCAACTAAAGCCAAACCTAAACACAAGACCAACATCCAGTTGGTTACCGATCTGATGACGCACTCACAGCAGGGCGTACTCATACAGGCGTTCGTCATCGAGGCGATACACGCCTACTCGAAACAAACCAAGGTCGCACCGCCATGGTCTACGGACAACACGTTCATCAGCGAAGCTGCTTGGCGTGCGTGTGCTGACGAGGCACTGGACGCTATCAACAACAGGAGTAAATGAAATGAAAGTATACGAACTAACAGGACACGCCCTCAACTGGGCAGTAGCAATGGCAGAGGGTGACAAGGTGTACCGCCCACGCTTGGGCAGACCCTCCAACTGGGACAAAGAAGCGTATCTTGCGGATGGTTCAGACGACAGGTGGGTAGTGCGTGTGGAGAACCGTAGAGTCGCTCATTTTGTGGACTGGACATACAACCCAAGCGGGGACTGGATGCAAGGTGGCCCGATCATTGAGCGCGAGCGCATCACGGTTATCGCCATGCCAAACGGGACGTGGGCAACCAGCACTCCGCTACATTCTTTCCATCACCCCACACCACTCATCGCCGCTATGCGGTGCTATGTGGAAAGCAAGCTCGGCAACGAGATTGACATACCCGCAGAACTTTTAAACCAAGGAACGACAGTGTAAGTAAACCCATCGGGGACAGGGACAAATGTCCCCATTCATAGCAACTCAAGGAGAAACAATATGTCTACAACAGACAACACATACAACTGGCAACATATGCTAGAGATCATTCAAAGAGCGGCCTCGGCTGTGCGTGACGTTGACCGCCAACTGCGTCGCCAATGGCATGACACAGATGACGCAGATGAGATGGAGGCGATCAGCATCAAGCGCGATGCTAGGCACTGGGTCATTCGTGAGATGGACAGCTACCCCATGCACCCCGTCATCGATGCGGCCATCAAGCTCGTGCGTCCCATCGACTGGCAACAGTTGTTTCTTGAATGGCCTCACATATCCCAAGGTGACCGCACCCGCATCGCCTACACACAGAACGAGGCCAAGGGTCAGAAGAACGTGCAGACGGTCACCTCGGTGGGCAAGTATCTCAACAGGCACTTCCCTCTGCCCGATCACACCATTCGTGATCTCGTTGCGCGTCATGGGTCAGCGGCTCGCTATCAGTTCGTGCATACGACTGCCGAGATGATCTACCATCTACACAAGGGCCCAGGTTCTTGCATGGTCTGGCGTGAGGATCGCGGTATCAACTGTCGTGACGGCGTGACTCGTCACCCATACGAGACGTACGATCCCAAGTATGGCTGGCACATGGCTGTGCGCATCGAGGGCGATGAGACTGTTGGCCGTGCGCTATGTATGACCAGCCCCACTGACGACAAGAAGTACTATGTCAGGACGTACGCTAGACCTTCCAACCACGGCGGGTACAGTGAGACCGACAACGGCATGGAGAACTGGCTTGCCGAGCAGGGCTACCACAAGCGCGACTGCTGGCGTGATGGCGAGAGGCTTGCGTACCACGAGACGTACGATCACTTCCTTGCACCATACCTTGACGGCGGTGAGAAGCGCGTGACGCTTGACGTAGGCAACAAGTGCGTTGTGGTCGACAATGATGGCGAGTATGTCTGCGATCAGACAGGCGGTGTACCTACGGATGACAGTGGTGACTACTTCGACTGCGAGGACTGCGGTGATCGTACCGATGACAATGACGGCTATTGGGTCGGACGTGGTGAGGACACCCGTGTCTGTGAGTCGTGTCTCAGTAACGACTACACCTATGTGTACGGCAGACGTGGGGCTCAGTACCATGTACACAACGACAACGTGGTGTATGTCGACTCTCAAAGCGAGCACTATGACGTTGACTACCTTGATGACAACGAGATCATCGAGCTTAACAACGGCGATTACGTCCCGCTTGATGAGGCCATCGAGGTTGACGGCGATTGGTATCACGTAGACGATGACCGCATATGCCGTACCGAGGACACCGATGAGTTCTTGCGTATCAATGATGGGTGCTGGCAATGCGAGGAGTCAGGCAACTGGTACACCGATGCTGTTGACTATGTTGAGGTAGAGGGCTGCAAGTATCACCCTGACCATGCCCCTGCTACTGACGATGCCGAGGACGATGGCGATACTGCCGTAGCTGTTGCCCCTGTCGTTACTAAGCCCGAGGCTACCATGCTGACGATGGAGATGCTCAGTGAGGTCGCTCTGGTCGAGGACTACACAGTTGCGGGCTCCTTCGTACGCTTCAGCATGACGCTACTGCATGACGGGGTCAAGCTGTTCGCCCATCGTGACTTAGCTTCTGATCACATCATGAGGCACGGCATGGAGCAGATGCGTATTGAGATGCGCAAGATCATCAGCACCGAGTTGATGTACATGGCATCGATCAATGCCAATCTCAAACTTGAATCAACCGACACAATCTAAGGAAACAATCATGGCTAAACGTAAACAACAACCCATCATCGTACGCACACTTGAACGTGCGCTATCCCGTAAACGTCCACACAAGACACACGAGGTATCCAACTTCACCGCATGGCTGTTCGAGCATCTGCCTGCTGAACTCAAGTCATTCACATTCGTTGATGGTGCAGGTAACCTACACATCGATGCGCGTGGTGCGGGTAGCAAGACTCTGTTCATCGCTCACGTTGACACAGTACACAAGGACACAGGCGTCAACCTCATCAAGAAGACGCAGACCCATTGGTATGCCAACGGCGCCCCTCTCGGTGCTGACGATGGTGCGGGTTGTGCCATGCTCATGCACCTCATCCACTCAGGTGTCAAGGGCTACTACATCTTCAGCCAAGGCGAGGAGTGCGGTGGCATCGGTGCCAAGCACATCGCTGACAAACACAAGGACTTGCTCAAGCAGTTCGACAGAGCAATTGCGTTCGACAGGCGTGGTATCGATAGCGTCATCAGTCATCAGGGTATGGGTCGCTGTGCCTCAGATACATTCTGCCAAGCCCTTGCGTCTGCGCTCAACGAGCACAACGACAACCTGATGTACTCGCCTGACGACACGGGTGTGTACACCGACACTGCTGAGTTCACCGATGACATACCTGAGTGCACCAACATCAGTGTCGGTTACTACAACGAGCATGGCGATCGTGAGAACCTTGACATCGTGCACTTTGCAGCACTCGCTATTGCCGTGGCCAAGCTCGACTGGGAGGCATTGCCTACTGATCGTGACCCGACTGTGCCTGAGTACAAGGACTATGGGTATGGCAAACACAACTACAACACTGCATGGTGGTCAAACTATGGCGTGTACAAGGACGACATGGGTGCTAAGAATGATCTGATTGTGCCAGCCAAATGGCATGACGACGAGGAGTACTTCGAGACAGAGATTCTGTTCGATGCTCTCTACGATGCGCAAGCTGGGTACTACGATGACATCATCAACCTGATCGCCGAGTGTGTGTATCCCGAAGATCCAGTGTTCGCTATCAAGTTCTTGAGCAAGCGCAAGCTGACTGACGATTTATTAGAAGAGGCCAAGCAAATGGCCCGAGCCTACGACGCACCGACTGTGCTCTGCACACTGTTCGATGCGATTCACTGTGAAGCATGAAAGGAGAAAGCAAATGACTAAGACAGGGTGGCCACCGCCACCTCTGATGCAGGATGACAACGCACAACTGAGCCAATGGTTTGCAAGCAGACCTGACGCTCGCTATGTTTTTATACGTAACCAAAGGAGAGAGAAGATGAAATACAAGATGGAAATTGTTATGTCCTACTGGCAGACAGTAGTGATCGAAGCCGACAGCCGTGCCGATGCTGAGAACCGGGCGCTCTATGAGTTCGACATTACCAAGGCACGCATGGGCGAAGGTGAGGTGTACGACACAGAACTAATCGAAGGAGAAAGCAAATGACTGACGCACAACTGCAAATGGAGGCAGATGATCTCATCGCCAAGTACAAAGATGAAATCATCAAAGAGGGTGATTGGTGGTGGGGGACAGACACGCACTCGTACAACATCCACTGCCTCGATGATGAATGCGATGGTTGGTACAACGTGAATGTGTACAAGGTTGATCCAGTTACGGGCATGGACAACTATGAGTGGATGATTGATCTGCCCCGTGTTTTTATCAAAGGAGAAAGTAAATGACTGCAATAACTAAGACGCAGATGGTGAACGCCTGCGCTGACTACGAGGTAGATTGGTTCTTTGACAGAGAGCCTGCGGAACAGAGGGAAGTGTTCCGACACATCCAACTGCATGGGTTTAGAGGGTTTATCAACTACCCTGATGACGCCTTGTTCGCCACTTGTGTAGACAAGGGCATATTCTTAATGGAGGAATGAAATGAACGGACTAGACACACACTACGCCAACATGTTGGCAGATCATCAACGCATGCTCGATGAGCAAGCACAGAAAGAGGAAGAGATGGATAGTTTCAAAGACAAGATAGCGTTGCTGCTTGAGGAGAACCACCCCGCTGAGTTGGAGAGGCTCACGGGTGTGGACGATACAACGTGCAAGAAGGTCGTGCACCAACTGTACATGGAAGGGTTCAATGACCAGAACTGTTGGGAGCCTGAGAGGGTAGGTGACATCTGGGTCATCTTCGGCAAGAACTTCTCAGGTGAGTGGATAGATGAGGAGGGCGAGTATCGAGGGTTCGATACCAAGCGAGAAGCTAACGAGTACATCAAGGAGACATTCAAATGAAGCTATCTAAAGAGTCAGTGCGTAACTTGCAGTTCATTGAGGCTGACCTACGCGACTACATGAACGACCCGTCCGACTTCACCTGTGAGTACATCGAGAATGTGCATGAGCTACTCAAGGTGGTGCTAACTACCACAGGTATTAAACTTTTACAAGAGGAGAAACAATAATGATGACACCATGGGAGAAATTCGAAAGAGTAGTACTTCTGTTAGCGGTAATAGTACTTATTACCGATTTATATTATTGGAGACCCTATTGACAACTGTCTACTCTTGGACAAATAATGGACGCATAAGGAGAAACTAATGCAAAACACACCCTACGACACGGGTAAGGTCAAGATCGGCTTGACCTATACCAGACCAGCCCCTGAATCTACGCCTGAATCTGAATGGATACAGGGCATATTGCTTGGCGACAAGCAGGGGATGGATGACCTACTGCTCACCACAATACAGTCCATCGGACTCATTGCTTTCATCGTAATCGTCATGCTACTTACAGGAGGAACCTCAAATGCCTGACATCCAAACCGCCTTCAAATCGGCACTAACTAGAACCTTAACTGAGTGGGATGACGATGAGGGGACATCTGTCCCCGTTCCTTCCTCTGCCCAACCAGTGTCAATCTCTTCTGTAACAACTCAGGGAATTCCCATGGCCAAGAAAACTTTTAACGTGACCAACAACGTATCACGCGTGACCTTTGAATACATCAAGAACAACCCCGGCTCCACACGCAAGGAGATCATGACCGCGCTTGAGTATCAAGGGTTCGGTGGTGGGTCAGTCTCTAGCCTGATCGCGCAGATGCGCCGTAACAAAATGATTCACGAAACCAATGGCCTGCACTACGCAGACATCGATGAGTATCGCCCAATCAAGACGCTCAAGGCTTTACAGAAAACGAACGAGCCCGCACCCAAGCGCAAGTACGAGAAGAAAGCCGTCACAGGTATCGGTGCGTTGCTACGCGAGAAGCTGGAGAACACCCCTATGCCTAGTCAAGATGCGCTTGATGCTGCTGCCTATGCCATGGGCGGGCATGCACCACAACGCAGAGCGTTTGTGTCCCTCGTGCGTACGCAAGACCCTGACGAGATCATCAAGAAGCTCACAGTATTCCAAGCGCGGGAGTTGTACGACCGCCTCAAGCAAATCTTTAACGCGTAATTTAGAAACATCAAGGAGAAAATAAAATGGCTACCAAAAATCAAATCGAAACAACATACGTAATTTCCCCACCCAAGTTCGCTACTGTGGACTTGATTTTAGAGGGCATTGCACCTCTGGTGGTGGAGCGCTTCAGCAAGAAGGCCGAACTCATGGCCAAGATGCAAGAAGGCCCATCGTCCAAGAGCAAGAAGGTACGTGAGGCTCGTGACTACGACAGAGAGGCAGAAGACGCACGCTACCGCAGTATGGAGAACTGGGAAGGTGTTAACGCTGCCTCATTCCGTGCGGCCATGATCTCAGCGTGTCGCTTGGTTGGGTTTAAGATGACGCTTGCAAAGCTGTCCACGTTTGTGGAAGCCGATGGTTGGGACAAGCAAGATGGCATACCGCTTGTGCGTATCTATGGCAAGAGCGATGTGTACACAGCGCACACTAGAAATGCAACAGGCGTGGTCGATGTACGCTCGCGTCCAATGTATCGTGAGTGGGCGGCCAAACTGCGTGTCAGGTTCGACATGGATCAGTTTAAGATGGTGGATGTAATTAACCTTGTGAGTCGTTGCGGCTTGCAAGTAGGGATTGGTGCAGGTAGACCCGACAGTAAGGCTAGCGCTGGATGTGGGTTCGGTCTGTTCCAAGTAGTGGAGAGCAATCGAGAGGTTGCTGTCAAAGCCAAGTTCAGTATCCAGTAAGCTGAACGCCACAGCAGGCTAGGCGCGGCGCGGTTCGTTGCGGTTTGGTTTGGTGTGGCATGGTATGGCTGGGCACGGCAGGCATGGCGCGGCGAGGCGCGGCTAGGCCCGGAGAGGTCTGGACAGGCACAGCAAGGCAGGCTTGGTTCGTCAAGGCGCGGTAAGGCACGGCACGGCACGGCTCGGTTTGGCATGGCAGGCATGGCAAGGCATGGACAGGTTTGGCACGGTTTGGCCCATCAAGGTACGGCAGGCGAGGACTGGCGGGGCGAGGACTGGCTAGGACGAGTGAGGCATGGCAAGGCAGGCACGGCTCGTTATGGCGGGGCTTGGTAGCGACCGGTTTGGCTCGGCAAGGCAGGCATGGATAGGCGCGGATCGGCGCGGTCAGGCTCGACTTGGTAAGGTGTGGTTTGGCACGGCAGGCGGGGTTCGGCGTGGCATGGCGCGGTGCGGCAGGGTTGGGTTCGGCGTGGCACAGCAAGGCAGGCTAGGCGAGGCGAGGTGCGTTCAGGCGTGGTGTGGTACAGCAAGGTAAGGCAGGCATGGCTCGTTTAGGCATCGCGTGGTAGGACACGGCAGGCGGAGCGGGGCTGGGCGGGGCTAGGTGTGGTGGGGTGTGGCACAGCAAGGCATGGAATAGCAGGCACCCCTATATTTTTTAACAAGGAGAAAACTATGAATGAAGAACGTAAATATTTAGAACAGATGGCACGCCAGAACAACGGCGTGCTGATGATTGATGACGTCTTACAGGCGGCGCAGGATGAGGACAACATTCTGCATCGTCACTTTGAGTGGGACGACAGCGAGGCGGCCAAGCAGTTCCGAAGGGAACAGGCGCGGTCATTGATTCAGAGATGCAAGATCACAGTGCTGGACAGCACCCCTACCCATGTCCGTGCATTCATCAGCTTGCCCTCTGATCGAGAGGCTGGAGGCGGCTACCGCATGACGGCCAACGTACTTGGCAACGAAGACATGAAAGAAGAGTTTATCCACGACATCCAGTTGACCATCGCACGATGGTCGAAGAAGCTGCACCTGCTTGACATAGACCTTGCCAAGCTGATCGTGCAACTTGACACAGAACTTAAACACCGCCAATTTAAAGAGGAAGCAGAGGCACGCGTATGAGCGATACTATTTTTAACAAACAGGACTTCGACAACATCTTTGGCACGCCCAACATAACTTTAAAGCCAGACCCCATGGTGCGCAACGCTGTGCTTGAAGAAGTGGCGCTAGAGTTTGATGCTATGCGTATTGCGTTTGGTGATACAGCCGACAGCTTTGCACGCTATGTGAGGGACATGAAGACATGAGTGGGTTTGCAAAACAACAGCTTGAGATTGGTTCCAAACAACCGGTTCACAAGCACAAGTTGTGCAACAAGTGTGAAGAGATGAAGCCCCCTGAGGGGGGCGTTCAGATGAGCCCGTCCAAGTGGCACTGTGCAGTGTGTTGGACGAGACGAATAACAACAAAGAGCTTGCTCGACGCAGGAGAAAAGAAACGTGAAGAGTAATCACAACATCATTCGTGAGCTACTCAAAAGACACCCCGATGGTTTGAAGGCAAGCGACATGGCTAAGTTCACTGGCATAGAAGTTCGTTCTGTCAACAAATCATTGGAGAGTGTGTTTGGTGTGTACATCGATAGGTGGGAGAAGTCAACCCACCGCAACACATTGGCGGCAATCTGGGTCGTCGTTGACGTGCCTGAGAACTGCCCAAAACCGGAAAACACTGGAAGGAGATCGCGTGATGGCAGAAACACCTGAATGGAAAGTAAAGAAGGCGGTACGGCTGTTGCTTGACAGGCTAGGCGTGTACCACTTCATGCCCCCTGCTAACGGCTTTGGCCGTGCGGGGATACCCGACATCGTTGGCTGTATGGATGGACACTTCATCGCCATCGAGTGCAAGGCCGGCAAGGGCAAGACCACTGCGCTACAGGACAGGGAACTCAACGCCATCCTCAATGCAGGGGGCACGGTGTTCATTGCCCGTGAGCACAACATACCAGACCTAGAACTATTACTGAAGGAGAAGCAAGATGAACTACGAGGACTTTGACGGTTCAATGTCTGAGGCAGAACTGCACCGCAGGGTGACGGCCATGTCAGATGAAGAACAAGAGCATTTCAAACTGCTCATACACAAGCTGGTGATGTGCTATGGCGAAGGCAAAGCGCAAGGCGTTGTCATCATTGGTCGTGCTGAAGATGCGTTTGCAGGAGTCGTTACCCTAAACTGTAATGAGATGGAGGCGTCGCAACTCATGTTGGCGGCAAACGATTTTTTCGGCTTTCTAAACGTCCTCGACGCACCACCAAAAGAAAACTTTAACTAAGGAGAAGAACACATGAATTTAAATCAAGGCAAAGTAGCGGGTGGATTAGTTGACGAACTACTTGAGCTTATTCACAAGTACGACGAAACGCTTTATATGTCGACAGTGATCGGCTGTTTGGAACTCGTCAAGCAGCAACTGATTAACGACCACATGGTCGACGAGGACGACGAATGAGCGCCCCATACAAACAGATCATCACGATCGACTTCGAAACCTACTGGGACACCAAGGAAGGTTACACACTCAGCAAAATGACAACGGAGGAATACATACGTGACCCAAGATTCAAAGCATTTGGAGCTTGCATCCATGAGTACGGATCAGACAAACCAACCCAGTGGTATAGAGGAGACGAACTCAAACGCATCTTGGGTTGCTATGATCCTAAGACCACTGCTGTTCTGGCTCATAACGCTCAGTTCGATGTGTCTATATTGGAGTGGGTATATGACTGGCACCCAAGCTTCATTTTTGATTCTCTTTCTATGGCTCGTGCTCTACGGGGCGTCGAGGTGGGAAACTCATTGATGAAGCTGGCACAGGACTTTGGGCTACCGCCCAAGGGCAACGCTGTGTACAACACCAACGGCTACGAGAAGCTCACGCCTGAGATGGAGAAAGAGTTGGCCGACTACTGCGCACATGATGTGTACCTGTGTGAGCAGATCTTTACCCGCTTGGCTGTTGGCTATCCTTCGAAGGAGCTACGCCTCATTGACATGACCTTGAAGATGTACACCCGTGCGTGCCTTGAGCTTGACCCCAACATGCTGACGGACGCCATACTAGATGAAAAGGAAAAACGTGAAGCCCTACTACAAAAGCTCGGCGTGGATGAAACTGCACTGGCATCGAACCCGCAGTTTGCTGCACTACTTGAGAAACTCAATGTGGTTCCGCCAACCAAGACAAGTAAGACGACTGGGAAAGAGACACTTGCCCTCGCTAAAAACGATGCCCTATTTCAGACGCTACTCAATAGTGAACGTGAAGACGTTGCCCTACTTTGTGAAGCGCGTCTTCGGGTTAAGTCTACAACCGAGCGGACCCGTGCCCAACGGTTCCTTGATATCAGCAAACGGGGTGCGCTCCCGGTTCCGCTTTCGTACTATGGTGCTCAGACGGGAAGGTGGACGGCGAGCAAGGGTTCGGCCATCAACATGCAAAACCTTAAGCGAGGCTCGTTCCTACGCAAAGCGATTATGGCTCCCGCTGGCCACCAACTCGTCGTTGGAGATTTATCGCAGATTGAGCCGCGAGTCCTCGCGTGGTTATCGGACTACACAGACATGCTCGACATCTTCAGGGAGGGAGGTGACCCTTATGCCGCGTTCGGTGCGCAGATGTTTAACATACCCGGACTCAGTAAAGAGTCTCACCCTGACCTTAGGCAGTCTGCAAAGAGCGCTCTCCTTGGTTGCGGTTATGGGTTGGGTTGGGCAGCGTTCGCATCGCAACTACTCACAGGCTTCCTCGGTGCCCCGCCCCAGCGTTACGACCTTTCATTTGCGAAGAAACTCGGTGTTACCCAAGCCATGGCGCAGAAGTTCCTCGACTGGGACGTGAACGTTGAGAAGCTCCAAGAGATACCACACACCTGCACAACCAAGGAGCTAGTCATCCACTGCCTAGCATCCAAGGCCATCATCGACAAGTACAGAGCTACGGCTACGCCTGTGGTGGACTTCTGGGATTTAAACACCCAGCTTATCGGTGAGTGTCTGTACAAGGGGCGTGAGTACAAGCACAAGTGTTTGATCTACCGCAAGGGCGAGATCGAGCTACCCTCTGGCATGAAGCTGTTGTATCCTGACCTTAACATCAGGCGGTACAAGGACGACAAAACAAATAAAGAACAACTGGAGTGGACATACGGGCCAGATCGTACTAAAATATATGCAGGGAAAATAACCAACAATGTCACGCAGGGCGTAGCGAGATGCGTGATGACTGATGGTATGGTGCGTACTGCAAAGAGATACTTTGTGGCGGGAACAGTGCATGACGAGCAAATCGTTGTGGTTCCTGATGCAGAGGTGCAAGAAGCTAAGACTTGGGTCTTGGCTCAAATGACTATGGAGCCGCCTTATATGCCGGGCATTCCATTGGACGCTGACGGTGGTGCTCACCGTCGTTATGGGTTAGCAAAAAACTAAGGAGAAGTATGAAGTTACCAACAAAAATGAGAGTCGGCAGGAAGTGGTACAGCGTGGAGGTGGTGGAAGCCATGCTTCACCGCCGAGATATGGGGCGCACGTTCTACCCAGAGCAGTGCATCCGGCTTGGCAAGACCAGCAACATCACGGGGCGTAAGTTCAGTAAGGATGAGTTGGCCGACACCTTCTGGCACGAAGTCACACACGCCATACTGGAGGACATGGGACAGCACGAGTTGAACCGCAACGAAGCGTTCGTCACACAGTTTGCCAACCGATTAACAGTAGCCATCAAGACAGCGAAGTTCGAATGAAAAAACCAGCATGGTCACACAGCAGCCTAAAAGATTTTGAGGGCTGTCAGCGCAGGTATCACGAGGTCAAGGTCTTAAAGAAGTACCCCTTCCAAGAGACTGAGGCCACGCGCTACGGCAATCAGGTACATCAGGCCATTGAAGACTACATCAGGGACAAGAAGCCAATACCGCCTGAGTATGCGCAGTTCCAGCCTGTGGTGGACGCTATGCTGAACAAACCCGGACGAGCTTTGGCTGAGTACGAGATGGCGCTGACTGTGGACTTACGCCCTACCAACTGGAAGGCGCCAGACGTATGGGTCAGGGGTATCGCGGACATCTTGGTCATCGATGACGAGAACCTTACGGCGTGGGTGGGTGATTGGAAGACAGGCAACAACAAGTACCCCGACAGGGATCAGCTTGTACTTATGTCGCTTATGGTTTTCTCTCACTTTCCGCACATCCGCAAGGTCAACTCAGCGTTGCTGTTCATTGTCAAAAATGATATGGTCAAGATGCAGATGACACGCGATCAATCTGAAGCCTTCTGGTGGAAGTATCGTGAGCGTACTGCGCGGCTCGAAGCATGCTTTGAGAACGATGTATGGAACCCCAATCAAACCCCACTATGCGGATGGTGTCAGGTCACCGGATGCGAGTTCAACCCTAAACACTAGGAGCAATGATGACACAGACCAACGGCAAGCGTGACTACAAACACGCATACAAACTGCAAAAGAAAACAGGCGAGACAGCCGATCAAGTTGAGCGTCAGAAAGCACGGCGTGCCTATGACAAGAAGGGTGTTGATCGTGCAGGCAAGGACATCGATCACATCAAACCTCTGCGTGCAGGGGGCAAGTCCGTAACAGGTAACACACGCTTGCGTAGTAAGAGCGCCAATCAGAGCGACAACGGAAAATAATAGCTTGGAGAAGCAATGGAAATCGTAGAAGACAAAGCAATCATCTTACGCACAAGGAACCCGCACAAGTACTCAATCATCCCTAA